GTATGTTGGCAATAGAGCTCTGTCTGTTGATGTATTTCAGCTCAGCTTTGGTTAGTTTTAGTTCTGTTATATTAGTGAAGTAGTCCCGCAATCGAGAGTCGAATTTCTTTTCGCCAATCACTCCCCACAAGTTGCTGTTTGGGTGACAATAGTAAATTGTATTTCCTGAATAGCAATATCGGGTCTTGACATTAGGTTTCGCAGCATAGAGTGCCTGTACTAACTTAGTGACGTCTCTAGTTGTACCGGAGTTTTTGTTATTAATATCGACAATATAATTGTCGTTATCTAATGTTTTTTTAGACTTCTTGGACAATATTTTCATTGTTTCTCTTTGCAAAGCTTTATGAATGCATTGTAAGTCATAAGTTTTCTTTCTTCGTAGGTCGTTCGGAAAAGTAATAAAGGCATTTTCAGTATCCAGTGGATCATGGTAAATTAATTGGACTGAATCCTTTTTCGATTTAAATACGTAATCATCTTCTTGTAACGTCACAATAAAGCCGTCCCTCATTTCAGCACATAATGACATTAGTGTCGAGCTGCTTGAAGATATTTTTTTTTCCAGGAAATTCAATCTCATACCGTTATGATCAGTCAAAACAGCTAGCTGTGGAATAATGAATAGTACATATGACGCATCTGAACACTTCACGGTCAACCGCAATTTACTACGATCCCGACAATCCATTTCCGTAAGTGTCAACGGTAAATATATTGAAGGCACTATTGTGCTCAAGTATCGTTCCATATAGTGAAGGTCCTCTTGGTAAACTTTACTGATCTCGTTTAAATACTGCTGAGAGATGGTTCCATCTGAAGATTCGAATGTTTTCTTTACATCCTCAAAGTCCTTGTATTTCGATGATCGCTTCGAAAATTCATTTGCAATGTCAAGAGTATCATATCCATTTTCAAGTCCGCATGTATTTAAAGCCCATAAGACATTTCGCCATAAATCATATTTTTCACTGTGCCTCGATTCCAAGTCCATTACTAGCGCTTTCAGAGATTGCTTAGTGTAGGATAAATTCCCAATATTTTCATCCATTTTCATTTTCTTTGATGGTGGTTCATTGTTTGATTCATTAATATTAGTAGATGTCTCAGAAATTTCGGGAACTTGAACTGAATTCATATATACCATGGCTGGGCAATGTTGAATCTTGTCAAGATGACGGTTTAAATTATACAATTTGTGAACTTCAGTGATCAAATGCGAATATTTTTCCGCAAACTTTCGATCAACTCTTGAGTTGAAGAGACGATTGCATGTTTGGCGCGTATTTTCTAAGAGCATGTCATGTTCTATCTTCTTTACTTGTAATTCTTCAAGTTCTTTTTTTTGCAAAATAATTTTTTCTTCTAAGTCATTTATAGTTGCAATTTTTTTTTTGTTATCGGATGACAATATTTCTTTTTGCTTACGGATAATTGTTAATTGGTGTTCCTTACTTTTCATAGATTTCGTGAGCTTCGCGTATTGCTTTTGTTTTAATTCCAATGATGATTTTAATTCCGTATTCTCAATTCCGAGGTCATGACACTCTTTCTGTAATGAAATTTTTTCGATGTCGATGAGCACCTATTTTTCGTTTAGCATTTTCTAGCTGCAGCATGAGCCCTTCTTTTTCTTTATTTTCCTTGGACATGCGCGTTCTCGTTGAGCTGGCAACATCACTGCGTAGAGTATTTGGTAACTTGGCCCGGTTCACGTTTTTCCATTGCAAGTCTCTCTCGTGACGCTGAACTAAAAGTCTTTTCGGGTTCAACATCTCTGCCGTTGATTAATTTGAATTGTTCACAATTGTTATTATACACCGACTCACAACGAGGGGGATTTTTGTGCTGAGGCGTGTGGTCGGGAGCGCTGCGTAACGCGTACTGGCGGTAACGCGACGCCATCGCGTCGATAACATGACGACTGCGCAGTAACCTCGTTCTATAAATAGACATGCGTCATACTTACGTGACTCGTAGAAGCGAATGCCGCTCAGTGGTAATAGTTTCAACACGATATCGAGGCCAAATGAATAACTTGTAAACTCGAGTATTCGGCCACGCCTTCGTTAAATATTTGGAAGTGTACAAGCTCACTTGTTGAAAATACACTTATAGAATAAAATTTATTGGATTCGTCTCGCCGAGACGAATCCAACGAGCTGTCACGTGTCCAAAAATTCTTATTAGAAGTGACAAAATGTGGATGTGGCGAGCGTGGCGAATACATTAAATCCCACCGGATCTTATTATTATACTCCATACTCATATAGCCTTTAATGGCTATACCTTTAGCAATAGATTTCTACCTATATAGCTAGCATTATATCTTATATATACTTCTTTAAGATATATTAACTTATTTAAAGAGTTACTTATATAATACCACAGCCACAAGAAAGAAATATTATAAAGCTAAGGAATATAGAATTGGCAGCCAAACCCGCCACATCATGAACCTAAGCATTTCCCACACGGAGAGAAATTTCTAGTAAATTTTCCTATGCAGCATAGTAATGATTGCATTACTCTATAGTTTGTGTCACGCAGCTCTTATGTGACCGCTTATACAAATTATAGAGTAATGTAACCATTACTATGCTGTATAGGAATATTTACTTGAAATTTCTCTCCGTGCATGGAACCGCGAAATGAGCGAATGCTCGTTGAATTTGTTTGGTCAGGCCAAATTCAAAATTTCGGATTCTAAAGGTTTGGTCTTTCGGGATTATTTTCTGCAATCCCAAATGTAATTTAGCTGAGAAGAAGCTACAAAAGTCATATGAATATAAACAAACATCAGGAAATGGTCAGTATAATGAAAATAAAATGCTTTTATACTGGGTGAAAAAAATTCATGTCCCATTTATTTATTGATAATCAATTAAGATTTCCGTAAAAAAAATTTTTGAAATTGTTTTATTCCTCAAAGACATTGTTAAGTGTTGCATTCATGATTACAGATCTAGTTTCTACACGTTTTCCTCTGTCGCCCGGGTGTACATGCCTACTTTTGTACTTAAATTCATTTTTCATTGCCCACTCATTCATAGCTATTTTCAACCTCTGCATATCACGTGGGTGAGTGTATTCGTCCGATTTTTTAATTTGCATCATAATCTGCGTTGCTGATACATATTTATTCTCAGTTTTACTTCTACGAATGTGTGAGTTCAACCAATCAGTATAATCAAAATGCATATCACACACACGTTTTTTCCAAACCTTCATAGAATCAGGTACCATTGAGACAGACTTGCTGCAGTATTCTATTAACAAATCTAGCGTAGCAGATCTCCATTCGTGGAAATTAAGCTTAAATGAATCATCGGCAATATGAATGTTTGTCATGTTGTTTTTGTTTCTGCTCATTTCCTGGAATTCATCTTGGGTCACGAAACGAGAACGCAACGGACAAACAACCATCTTTTTGAGAAAGTTTTCGTCATTCTTATCGAATATAGGCATGTTGTTTTCATTAGCAACTATTACTAAGCCCGCCTGTACAATGAATTCGAATTCAGTCCGGAAAAACTTGTTAACATGTTTAATGTAATAATTGCAATCACCTGTGATGGCTTTAATGAAGCCACAATTTAAAGTGTCAGTTTTTTGTAATCCATCAGCCAACAGGAGTCTTTTTTCATTCAAACCGTATAATCCTCCAGCATATTCATTATTATCTCGGCTTCCTCCAGCTATGACCATTTTGGAATTTTTGAGATAGTAACTGCCGAATACGGCCTTTAACAATTTAGCTAGGGATGTTTTACCAGTTCTGTCTTCATGTTCATCAATTAGAATTAAAAAAGGTTCATCCGCTCTCTTTCCATTCAAAAATCGCGCAATAAATGACAGGAACCAATCCCGTTCGCTTTGTTCTGGAAACATTGTATTAAAATATGACCGGACTGCCTCTTTATATTTAGCGGCTAGTTCTGAGTTATATGACCAACCACATGCTGTTTTTGCCAGATCCTCTATCTCTACGTGCCGAATAATAGGCGGTATGCTAGACGTATCTATAGTTTTGTTATCCGTAACGAATAAGTGTAATTTCGAATTCAGACGATTGGCAAAATCTGTAATTTCGGTTTCACCCAAAATAATATTTCTGTATTAAAATATGACCGGACTGCCTCTTTATATTTAGCGGCTAGTTCTGAGTTATATGACCAACCACATGCTGTTTTTGCCAGATCCTCTATCTCTACGTGCCGAATAATAGGCGGTATGCTAGACGTATCTATAGTTTTGTTATCCGTAACGAATAAGTGTAATTTCGAATTCAGACGATTGGCAAAATCTGTAATTTCGGTTTCACCCAAAATAATATTTCG